TATTTACACCATTCTCTGAAGAAGAGGGTATAAGTTATACTATGGAATTTGGTCCAGGCGAAGAACTTACTACATTTACAGCATCTACATCAATTGCTACTACCCAGCCTGATGCCTATGTAAGTGTAACAACAATCGAGGAAGAATAATGGGATTCCGAAGACAAGTTGTATATCAAAAAATTGATGATCTTGAAAATTATGGCTTGGAAGCTTTTGAAGGTTTTGATCTTGAAGAACTCTTTGATCCTAGTGGTGTAACCTTTGATGATAGTGATACAAATTCCGATGCGGAATTTAGTGATGCTGTGTTTATGGATGAGGATGATTATGGAAACGGTTTTTATGACAGTGTTGCAGCCCAGATAACATCATTAGTAAATGGTGCTACATCATTGCCTGAACGCTGGACCTTTTTACAGGAATTGGTGGGTATATACCAAAAAGCTGATATTACAAATACAGCAACAGTAAGTACAAATGATGTGCAGGCTATTTTAAATTTTAAAGCTGGTAATAACTCTAATACATTTGAACAAGATAATTGGATAAGAAAACATATTTTACCCTACAATACTTTATCACAACCAAGTGTTTTGACTTCTAGGTTTGATCAAAATAAATGGTATACAAAATATGATAGTATAAATGATTTTGATTCTATAGGTAGAGCATTAGTTGGTACAGATTCCATAGGATATCACGGAATTACTCAGTGGTGGTAGTATAAATAATACAAAGAAAATTGGTAGGCAGATAAATGGCTAGACAAATTATTAACACAGGTACAGTTGCTAATGATGGCACAGGTGATACATTACGTGTTGCTGGTACCAAAATAAATGAAAACTTTGCTGAGTTGTATTCGACCGTTGGTGGTGACGTTGGTGGATCAACAAGATTAACCGATAGTGGTGTTACCTTCTTGGGATTATCATACAATACAAGACTTGGTTTTGTTGAAGGCACATCACTTGTATCTATTGACCTGCCAAATACTGGTGGTACATTATTAGTTGATACGGCAACACAGACAATTACTAATAAAACCATTAGTGCGGATGATAATGATATATCCGGTTTGCCAGCTTCTAGTTTTGTAATTACTAATGGTTCTGGAGTTGTTGATGGTGCAGCTTCTGCCAAAGCAATTCCTTCTGGTGCTGTGGTTGGTACGACCGATACACAAACCATAACCAATAAAACACTTACTAGTCCGACAATTTATAGACCCAATATTCAACAGTCTCTAAGAGATTCTGCAGGATCTGACATTATTAGATTTGTAACAGTAGGTTCGGCTAATTCAATTCAGGTTTCTAATGCAGCAACAAGTAATAAACCAAAAATTGCTGCTGTTGGTAGTGATACTAACGTAGGCCTAGATATTAATGCTAAGGGCACTGGACAAATTAATCTTAATTCATCTTTAGTATTGGGTAATAATTCTATTGATTCTGCTGCTCCTACACTAGCGGCATATATGAAATCCCCCCTTACTATTTTTAATCACAGTGCATCAATTGCCGCAACCATGCCAAATGGTACTACAGTAGGTCAAAAGAAAACCTTTGTCAATAAAAACACAGGCACGGCAACAATTACTAAGACAGGTAGTAACTTAGGACCACATAATACATTTGCTGTAGCAAGGTATGGATCAGCTTCATTAGTGTGGGATGGAACTGAATGGATAGTTCTTAACGATCCAACATCTACATACTTAACATTTACATAAGAGATAAACCATGGTAGCAATTATTACTAAAAAATTAAAAAAACTTTTTATACAGGATTTGCTTGATCAATACAATGTTGAAAACATTGGTGATTCAAATAATTACTATTACATTGGTTTAAGTAAATCTCAACCATATAATATAGAAATTGGGGGTACAAACTCAGTATATGATCCTGATCCATCTGATTGGGATGAACGTAGTTTTAGAATGTCTCTTCAATCTGTAAAATTAGCCGAAGCTGTATCATTTGTAGTACCTATTGAAACCTGGAGTACTAATACTAAGTATTTTCAATATGCTGATAATCTTCAACAGGACCCAAGATTTTATGTACGTACAAATGATAACAATGTATATGTTTGTATTAGGCATGGTAAAAACGCGGTTGGTACACATGTTGAATCAACGGTAAAACCTGATCATACTGATACCACATTGCCTATTGAGTCTGATGGATATGTATGGAAATATCTTTATACTATTACAACAACTGATGCTAACAACTATCTTACTGATACGTGGATGCCCGTAAAGTATGTTGATTCTGCAGCTGCTACTGCACCTGAAGCTCCACAAAAAGCTGTACAGGATGCAGCCATTGCAGGGCAAATTATTGGGTATAGAGTCGTTGCTAATCAAGCTGGTGCTGCAGCACAATATTCACAAGCACCATCTTTGACTGTAGTTGGAAATGGTTCTGGTGCAACTGCAAGACCTATTATGTCAGCAACTTCAGGAAACGCAACTATTGTGGCGGTTGAGGTAGGAGACTCAGCTAATGCAGGAGCAACTGGTTATGGTAGTTTGTCAACCTATATGGGTAGTAATTACAAATATGCCAATGTTGAGGTAGATAATACTTACTTGGTTTCTGGTGCTGCACCTACAATTTATCCTGTATTCGCTCAAGACTCTGGTATGGGAGCCGATCCCACAGTTGATCTTAAAACTAGAGCTATTATGTTTAACGTTAAACCCACTGGCACTCAAAATAGCAAGTTCGTAATTGACCAAAATTACAAACAAATTGGTCTTATTAAAAATCCAAGACAATATGGTTCAAATAATTTATTTACAAATGCTGAAGGCCTTGGTCTTAAAAAATTAAGAATTAGTCCAAAGCCAGCAGGAGCCGTTGGAGATCCATCTACTGGATATGCATTAACATTTAGTGATAATACACTTATTAATCAAACCACTGGCACAAATGCCGGTGCCAAAGCTTATTTAACATGGTATGATGATTCAGATACATTATGGTACCATCAAGACGAATATACAGGATTTACACCATTTGATTCTGGTGAAACTATTACTATTGATGGTAACAATGACCTAAGTACGACATCTATTTTTGGTATCTATAACACTGATACCCTACCAGCAGGTGCAGGCGCAAATGGATATACATCATTTAATCCTGATATAGATAATTACTCTGGTGAAGTACTTTTCATTAACAACCAACCTGCAACTACACGTAACAGACTTGGTACTGAAGACATCAAACTTGTAATACAACTTTAAAGGTATAACATGGCTACTCAATATACACAAACTACATTTTTAAGTCAGTATAATGATGACTATCGAGACAGTGATCACTTTCATCGTATATTGTTTAATAACGGTCGTGCTTTGCAGGCTCGTGAACTTACTCAGATGCAGACCATTATTCAATCTGAGATTGCACGTATTGCAACATATCTTTTTAATGAAGGTGCAATTCTTAATACTAACGTAAGCCTTGCATCTGGTCCCAATGAAGGCGCCTTTACATTTATTAAATTAGACAACCTTTCAAACATTGCAACGCCATCAGCCTTAGTTGGTACAGAAATTACAGATGGCACATTATATGCAACTGTAAAGGCTGTTATACCATCAGAAACCGTAACTCGTAATGGTGTGGTAGTTACAGACCCTGATACACTTATTGTAAAAATGGGTAAGGGTGAACCAAACGTTGATACGTCATCTACAACTCCTGAACTTAATTCTTTAAGATTCCAAGCAGGTGCCACTATTACAACAGATGAGGGATCGGTAACTATAAAAGTTGGTACCGATGTTGTGGGCACTTGTACTCTTATTGATACTCCTCGTTTTGAATCATTTGCTGCTGGCCATATGATTATGGTTGAAGCCCAAACTTTAGTTATTGATAAGTATTCTCCTACAGGATCAGGTATTGTTGGTTTTAGAGTAAATGAAGAAATAATTACTTCTGGCGACAATGTAGCTCTATATGATAATTCAGGTACCACACCAAACCTCACATCACCTGGTGCCGACAGATATAAAATTACTCTTACATTAGGTCTTAAATCACAAGCACCTGCAGGTTCTACATTCTTTGAACTATATCATGTAACCAAAGGATTGTTTACTCTTGTAAAAACAAAAGACAATAATCTAAATTATGTTGGCGATCTAATAAATCAACGTACAAAATCAATAAGTGGTAATTTTATTGAAAGAAATACAAGTGGAGAATTAAGCCTTACTGTAGAAAATGATTCTACCGATGATAATTATTTGGTATATTCAGTTACAGGCGGTACTGCATTTATTGAAGGTCAAAAGATTACACGTAAGTTTTTTAACACACAACGTGTTGAAAAACCAAGATCTCTTGTAAACGACATTCACACAGAAACCAATGAATTTGTTTCGGCACGCTATGGTAGTTATTTCCTTGCAGATAGTGCCTGGGGACTTCTTGGTAAAATAGATGATTATTCTGTTGTTAATTTATACACCATTGACAAGACCGGATCAAATCAATATCAACTTAGTTCTTTTGATTCAGCTGCTGGTGTAAACATTGGTACAGCAAGAATTAGACAAATCGATGAATATAACAATCAATATAGAATTCATGTTTTTGATGTAAGAATTACCGATGCTCAAAAGGGTATTAAAGATGTAATATCATTAGGTACAGATTCTGATAACCATGCTAACCTAGTATCTGTTTTGGGATCTACTGACATCTATGACAGAGCCGATGATAATCTGTTGTTCCCTTTAACAAGGGATAGAGTACAGACTATTTCTAATCTAACTACTACTATTGGTGTAATAAAAACCGATACTACAAGTGGTGCTGGTGTTGCAACAAATATTAACTCTACCGGTAGTAATACTCTTACTGATGCTGAGCAATGGCTGATTACAGTAGACAGCAGTGGAGAAATTTTCTCTGAAGCAGCTATTACCATTGCTGGAGATGGTCTATCTGCTTCTATAAGTGGGTTGCCATTTAACTCAGCTATTACAGTATTGGCATATGAAAATACAACACTAACACAAAAAGTCAAAACAATTTCTGCCAACACAACTGAGGCTGGTCTTTCTTTAAATTCAGACAATGAATTTAAACTTAACAAGGTTGACATTTATAAATTCATTAGTATTACAGATGATACATCTGGTGAAGATATAATGTATAAATTCCTAAAAGACAATGGTCAAAGAGACAACTTCTATTGTGCAGGTGGCGGTAAATTAAAGGCAGGAGTTTCAGCACCTGCAGGTACCATTACAGTTGTATATCAATATTTTGATCATGGTGCAGCACCTTCTGGATCTGGGTATTTTGGTGGTAAGGCTTCCTATCCAAGTCTTACATATGATAAAGTGCCTGTTTATACTACATCTACTGGCATTAAACAAAGACTTACCGATGTTATTGATATGAGACCTATTCAAGATCCAGTATCTGGTAACTTTGATACCGGTCAAGCCAGAATTGAACGCATACCGCGCAACACAGATACATTAACTATAGGCACTGCGGAATATTGGAAACCAAGAGTTGATATGATAACAATGGCACCTGACGGTAGGTTGCATTCTCATCAAGGCACATCAAGCTTTAGACTCTTAGAACCTAGAGATATTGATCCAACCCATATGATATTGCATAAGGTTACATTGGCTCCATATACCATTGACCATAAAGATCTTAACACATATACTTATGACAATCGTGGCTTTAAAATGTCCGACATAAGAAGTATGGAACGTAGACTGACTAATATTGAGGCTATATCGACCCTAAGTCAGACCGAATGGAAACTTTCTCAACTAACAGTGTATGACCCCGACAATCCAACTGATGTCAGACAGACTGAGGGTCTATCGGGTGATGGATTTAACAACCTTGCACAGACCTCATGGGATGATGATGATAATAGATCAGCTGTTTATACTGGTTATGGTATTTTGGCTCCTTTGCAATTTAAGAGACAAATCGGCACCACTTATGATTCAGATGCATCTTCTGATGTAATAAGAAAAGGAGATACAATCTGGCCAGTATATACAGAAACCGTTGCTGACTGGAGTATGGATTCTGCTACCAGTTATATTGCAGTAAATCAATTTGAAACTGGTAGAACAATTGGTGTTGGAGAGTTAACACCACAGGCCGATATCTGGACTGAAAGAAGGAAAGTAGATGAAAATTATATCTCCGAGCAAGAGGAATCATTTATTGATCCAGATGGAGTAACAGTAACCATAAGTAACTCGGTTGGGTTTACGCAACCTTCAGGACCGCCGCCAATGTTTAACGGAGAGCAGCTACCGTCCTATCACCGGTAACACCATTAAGGAAATAAAAAATGAGTCATGGATACTATAAAAATAAAACGGTTACTACCTATTCTGATGAAAATATAGGCTTTGATCAGATCTCAATTCAGAGACCTCAGTTTATCTATTTTGAATTCGAGGGGCTAAGACCAAACATACCGCATTATTTTTTCTTTGGTGGTAAAAATGTTACTACTTATGTAAAGACAGGTGTTGCCAAAACCACATTTACTAATGCAGGAAGAAATTCTAAGTTAAAGGAACCTGGTGATTCATATATTAATGATACAGCATATCCTTCTGCTCAGGGCGGTCCCACGAGCTCAAATGGTGATGGTATCAAAACCGATAATACCGGAAAAATTTACGGGTTGTTTTATTTACAATCTAATAGTACACTTAATTGGCCCACAAAATATGATGGTACAGAATTTGTAGTAACTGATGTTGCAACAGCTGTCAAAGAAAATTCAACTTCATATGGAGTATCTAAATTTAGTGCATTTGGTCAGATACAAAATTACTGGGTCAAGACAAATGTAACTACAACTCCTATTTGGGTGGCTTACACACATTCACCAACTCCATCAGGTAGCAATAAAGATGATAATTATACAGCGCCATTATTGTCAGTAAGAGTTGGTAATAAATGGCATAATGCTTATACTGACACACAAGCCAAGGCATTAGAAGAAAAGCTTGTAAACGACGACAACGCTGTACAAGTATCCAGTAATGGCAGTTATGGTTGGGGTAATTAAATGACTAGTCTTTTAAATATTACAGAAAAAAGAAATCCTGCGGCTCAAGTATTTAAGGTGCCAGAACCTACAGTTATTACCAAGATTGGTATTTTCTTTGCAAAGGCACATGCATCATTACCTATTACTCTTGAACTTAGACCAGTAACAGAAGGTGGGATTCCTTCTTCTCTTGAATTTGTTCCAGGTTCTAGAGTCACTATGCCAGCTTCTGCTTTTACTAATGCAAGTAGAACTTTTAATAAAAATACTGAAGTAGTATTTGAATTTAATAATCCTGTTTTAATACCACAACAAATGTATATGAGTTTCTGTCTTTACACTTCAGCTCCAATCGGTGCATATGAAATGTGGATTGCAGAAGGCGGAGAGTTTATCACAGGCACTAATACTAAGAAATATATTACATCTGCTGGTGGTGGTGGCTTCTATGGATCATCAAATGATATTTCATGGGAAGCTGATAATAATAAAAACATTGCATTTAAGATATATAAAGCTCAATTTGAAACTGGTAAACAATTTAGAGCAAGAATTAATACCAATATTCCCCCAGAAAAGAAACTAACAGAACTTACAAATATTGATAATAAAGCAAGATATACATATGATCCTTTATATTTCACACAAGGTGATGCTACTCTAAAGGTAAACCATCCTGGACACGGATTTAGAGTTGGCGATAAAGTAGAATTATTTTCAGACGGTGTAAATAGTTTTGACAGTGCTGATACTATTAATGGTGTAAGTGGTGCTGCTATCTTAGGTCCTCGAGTAATTAATGCTGTAGATCCATATGGGTATTCATTTGAAATGGATGCAGGTTCAAACCCAACTGAAACCATAAGAGCTGGTGGCACGGGTTTAAGTGCTACAGAGCAATATGAAATTGCTCAAATGTTATTTAACATACAATATACAACACCTCGAGGAACTGCACTAAACACCGAAGCAAGTTTAACAACTACTTC